TCAGATGACCGTGGGCGAGGTGCGCTGCTCGAGCTCGGTCGCGCTGTTCTTCGTGATGAGCGCGTAGCTGGCCTGAGCGACGACGATCGCGAGCAGCACGAGCGCCGGCCATGCAGGGACGGTGTCGCCGGTGTAGACGAAGTAGAAGGCGAGCACGATCGCGGTCAGCACGATCGGGATGAAGATGGCGAGGATCCTCTTGACCGTCGGCGACCATTTCGGCCGCTGGATGAGCGCCTGGACGTAGGGTGCCGCGAGTGCGAGCAGCACGAGCACACCGGCGGGGATGGTGGGGAGTTCGATGTTCATGGTGTTAGTCCTTTCTGGACGGGTATTCCGGGAGGGACGACGGCCCTAGGCAGGGCGCGTCGATGATGAGGCGTCGGTGTACCGCGAGGGATTCTTCGATCACACGGTTGCGGCGTGCGGCGGCGTCCTCAGCAGCTTCCGCAGTGTCCGCGCGCTGTTCCTCGGCCGCCGCACGCTGGATGGCACGGTCGACCTCGGCGCGCCGTTCGGAGAGGTGACCTGCTCGGGCGTCGCGGATCCAGTCGATCGACTTGGTGACCACTCCGCCGAGGACGCTCGAGCCGAGGAGCGCGGCGATGATCTGCGCCGGTTCCATGCGCTACCTCCGGGGCTCGAAGCTGAAGTCGCGGATCTCGTACCAGCGGACGTAGAACACGCCCGCCGCGAGCACGAAGATCGACATCTGCGCCCAGCGCGCTCCGGACTCGGCCGTGAGCTGCAGGACGATCACGACGAGCAGGTACATCCCGAGCGCGCACCAGATGACGACGATCGACAAGCGTTCAGCGAACCACCATCCGGGGAACACCGTAAGGAGCCCGCCGGCGCCACCAACGAGCGCGAGGAGCCCCCAGGTGGTGGTGAGAATGGGACCGAGCTCTCCGCTGATCGACTGCGGCGGCGCGACGAGTGCGATCACGCCGAGGCCAATCACGACGGCGTAGAAGATGGCGTAGGCGACCTTCAGATGTCGCGGCTCCGTGACCCGCTGCCACACCCTGCAGAGTGCGCGCATCACTTCTCCATCCGACGCGCGACATCGTCGTTGACGGCCTTCGCGATGGGTGCAGCGAAAGCCTGCGCGACCTTCGGATCGGCGAGGGCCTTCGCGAGCATGCCGGCATCGATCGTGAGCTTGATGTCACCGCCGGCGCGCACGGCGCTCTCGATCTGATCCAGGCGCTCATGTAGTGTCGCGCCCTTGCCCTCGGGGCCGTCGATGCGGGAGTGGTAGATCAGCCAGCGCGACATCGCGTTGCGGAACGGAAGCCACCCCTTGCCGCCCGCGTTTTCGTCGGGGTTGACAAGGCCAGTCAGCGTGGCGAGTGACGCCAGGGCAGAGTTCAGGCGTTCCCACGCCGTCGCGCCCTTCTTGTAACCCTCGCCGGACCCGTCCGGTCCTCCGTCGCGGGAGCGGTACTTGAAGAACTCCCACAGGTAGTTGATGAACGTTTCCTTGTCCATGACGATCTCGATTCCCCCGCCGCCCGAGGCGGGACTTCCTAGGCGTTCACTGATGTAGGGCACAGGGTCGATAGAGGTCCCGTGGCGTCGGATCTCGAGATGGCAGCAGTTCCCGCTCGCGTTGCCAGTGCGGCCCATGATCGCGATCTGTTGGCCGAGGCGTACCCGCTCACCTCGCTTCACGGCGTGGGAGAGGTTGTGCATGTAGACGCTCGTCAGACCGCCGCCGTGGTCGATCACGATGGTGTTACCGGCCGAGGCATTCATCCACCCCGCGAAGGTCACCAGCCCGGGCATCACCGCCCTGATCGCGGTGAACCCGGTGAAGTCCGTTCCGTAGTGGAAGCTGAACGCACCGACATTCGGACGCGGCCCGAACGGGCTACTGATATTCGGCCGGGCAGCCTGACCGTTCGGCCAGATGATGTCTGTCATGCGATCGCAGCCCTTCGCGCGGCACGACGAAGCCCTCACCAGGCGGGTGAGGGCTTCGATCGATGTTGGATGAGTGCACCGACGCGGCTTGCCGCTCAGGGCTGGATTGCCACCTGTTGCGCCGCACCCGTCGGGAATAGTGCCATCAGGCGGGTCTTGCCTGAACCGTTGTCGTCGGCGTACAGCCGGACATCGCTGCTCGCCGGTGAGGTGGGTGTTGACCCCTTCGCCATCTGCACGTACGCGCCGCGGGAGACTTCGTAGAGGCCCTCGTTGCCGAACATGGAAAGGAAGTGCGCTGCTCCGCGTGGGAGCGTGGCTTTCGTGGAGGGGGCGAAGGAGTTCCCGATCGCGGTCAGTGAGTTGATCGCGAACGCAGTGGCCTCGACGATCTCCAGCCCGACGCTTCCGCCGATCACGATGTTGCCCATCAAGGAAACCCGCTGAATCGAGATACCGTCGACCTCAACGAGGCGGATGCCCGCTGACCCTGTGCCGGACACCGTCATCATGTTGCCCGCGATCGTGGTCCCCACAACCGCCGGCGGCGTCGTCGGCTGGTAGTACGGCGACGGGAGCTTCGACTGGATGCGAATCCCGTTCAGCGCCCCCGTGATGCGGTTGTTCGCGATGACGTTGCCGAGGCATCCGACTGCGAACCTGATCGATGCACCCGTGGCCGAGCCGGTCACGCCATCGATGAAGTTCCCCTCGATGATGTTGTTGGAGCATCCGAAGTACCCCTTGATTCCGTCACCCTCGCCACCCGAACGGATAGTGCGAAGAGTGTTCCCCGTGATGGTGTTCCGTTCGCATCCCCATGCCATGTGAATACCGGTGGAGTTGAAGTCCCGGACCACGTTGTCGGCGATGACGTTGTCGCATGCTCGCGGAGAGAGCAGGATGCCACGGTGGCCGAAGTTCTCGAGGACGTTTCCGGTCACGACGCACTGCGCTCCGCCGACTAGGGCGATGCCGTGGGTGCCGCCCTTGACGCGGTTTCCGGAAATGATGTGGCCGCGCGAGAGGTTCGTCGGGTCCTGGAACGTGAGGGTGTTGTTCTGGCCGCCCGACTGGTCGTCGACCGTCTTGGACACGCAGGAGATCCCGACGCCGGACGAGACCGTTCCGTACGGGTCATCCACGGTGTGCGTGATCGTGTTGTTCAGGACGCGGCAGTCGTTGGTGTCCCAGTCGAGACGGATCGCGGTAGCGCTCGTCGTGGGGAACCCGAATGCTGTGATCCCCTCGACGCGGATGCGGTCAGCGTCGCGAAGCACCACGGCCCCGTAGATGAGTCCGTTGACGTCGAAGGTTCCGCCGACGATGCTCGCGTCCTCGATGTGGCCGGTACTGAGCCACCCGGGCGACTCGATCAGCGCCGTCACGCCGGCCGCGGACCGCGCCTTGAGAGTTGCGCCGGTCACGTCCAGCGTGACGCCTGTTTTCAGCAGCACCTTCGTGATGGAGTACACGCCGCCGAACGCGAACACGACCTTTCCACGCGCAGCCGCAGCGGCATCGATCGCGGCCTGGATCGCAGCCGTATCGTTGACGACGCCGTCACCGACGGCGCCGTATCGGCGCACGTTGAACACTGCGCCGAAGCGATTGTCGAGAGCAGTCTGCGTTTGGGACGTGCCCGGGGTGGTCACGTATCCCGCAATCGCCTCATCATTCTCGAGAGCGTTCACGCCAGGGATCCCCTGGAACCCTCGGTCACCCTTCGGCCCCCTGAGATTCCCAATCGGAACAAGCATCGGATACTCCTAACTGACCCGGTACAGGTCGCCGGAAACGGAATCGAGAGCGAGGTCGCCAGGCGACGAGCCCGCGGGGGCTGCGGTCAGGTCAGGTTCCACCCACACCATCAGCGGGTTCGGAGCTGCCCGATACTTGTCGGTAAAGAGGCCGGCGGAGTCGACGTACAGCCGCCCGGGAAGCCGATCGATGCTGCGGAAGTTCCCCGCCTCATCGAGCCATTTGACGAGCACCTCGTACCAGACCTCAGGATTGAGGATCGTCGTCAACTCGAGGTCCACGGACCATGCGCCCGTCGACACGTCGGGGACGGTGCTGATCACGCGTGAGACGTAGATCACGCTCACCCCGACTCCGCTTCGCACGCCGGGCCCCGAAGGGTGGAACTCGATCACCGGCTGGCGATTGACTGACGAGTTCGCCAGAGCCGAACGGCTCATGTCGGCGAGGGTTCCGGTTATGAGAGCCATCTGCCCACCCCTCTTGAAATGTGTTTACGTTTGTGTTTACACTTGGACCATGGTCAAACAGCCGATGGTCCCCAGACAGGTACGGGTCCCCGAGAAGCTCTGGGACAGCGCAAAGGCCATCGCAGACAGCAACGACGAAACGATCAGCGACGTCATCCGTCGCGCACTCACCGAGTACGTCGAGGGGAAACAGTCATGAAGCACACGACCATCGCCGCGATCGCGGCCGTTGCACTGCTCACCCTCACCGGATGCGCTGAATCCGCCGGCAACGCGACAGACGAACACGGCGCAGCCGAGACGAGCACGGCTGCCGCCCCGAGCGAGACGCCGGAACCGCTTGTCGCAGAGACGCCCGAGGCGCTAACGCAAGACAAGTCGGAGGAGCAGTTCATCGGGTGGGTTCGGCAGCACCTGCGCCCGGACAACATCGTCCCCAACGCCACGGACGAGCAACTTCTCACCGCAGGGGAGGACGGGTGCACCCAGATCAGGGATGAAGTCGCGCCGGATGACCTGACTGTCATCGCTGGCGAGGAGCGCGACGGCGGTGGCTACTTCCGTGACTCCAGTGTCATCGTCACCGGGGCGCGCATGTTCCTTTGCCCCGACCGAATTGACGGCTAAGGAACGATCCGGAACAGGTTGCCCGATGCGTCCGCATGCACCACGCCAGCGGGCAGCCCGCCAGCAGAGGCAGAAGTCTTCGTAGGCAGATTCACGATGCGAACACCCGAGCCCGTGATCTCGAACCAGCGAGCGCCGGGCCCGTTGATTTTTGCCATGGTCGGCGAGAGCGTTACGAACGAACCGCCGCCACCGCTGTAGAGCGAGAGCTCCGACCCACTCCCATAGACCTCCGGCCCTCCGGCGAACTTCACCGATCCGCCGTTCGAGGAGGGGTCGATCGAAACGTTTCCCGCCTTGACTTTCCCTCCGCCGGTGACATTCAGATCGCCGGTGAGCTCAGTGTTTCCGGCGATCTTGCCGGCTCCGTTGAGGTTCCAGGGTCCGTTCCAGGTGAGCGTGCCAGTACCGACGACGTTCCCGGTGATGGTGCCGTCACCTTCGAGACGCCACGGCCCCGTCACCTTGAACGATCCGGTGACGGTCGTCGTGCCGTCGATGGATAGAGTGCCAACGATCTGCACCGAGCCGCCGGAGTCGACGCGCAGCGTTCCGCCGATGATGCGGAGTCGTCCGTTCGTGATGGATGCGTTCTCGAGGGGTGCGCCGGATTCGAGGCGGTCGATGCGGCGGATGATCCGCTGCAGCCACCCCCAGGCGTCTGACAGGTCACGAAGCACTCTGCACCTCCACGCGGATCTGGTTGCTGAACGAGCCCGAGCAGGCGATCACGCGCAGCGTGTGCGGGCCGTCGGGGAAGACGACGTGTCCGGAGGACTCGAGGGTCCATCCGCGGCCGACGGTGGCGAGGGTGGCGGGGAACTCGTCGTCGGCGGTGAAGGACCCGACGCGCCACTGCACGATCGGGTTGCGGGCGGCCGCGAACCATGCGTTCGTCGCGCCCTGTAGCTGTGCCCCGGTGAGGTCAGGGAACGTGCGTTTCGCGTCACGGATCGGGATCGAGTACGGCCCGCTGCCAGCCCATGCGACGGGCTGATCCTGGCCGCTTCCTGAGCCGACGCCCTGGCCGCCGGTGAGCTGGTCGGCTCCGTTGACCTTGTATCCGACGCCGCCGAGCGGGGAGGTCTCGGCTTGCAGGTGGAAACTGCTGGACCCGGCGCTCACCTTCGCGGCGACCAGGGTCTCGTATCGCAGCTGGCGCCCGGCGGTCAGGTACGGGCGGAGCACGATCTCGTAGCCGAGCTCTTCGATCTGGGTGAGCAGATCCTCGATCGTCAGCTTCTTCCAGTACTCCCAGGTTGCGGAGATCGTGCCGGTGCCGTCGGCGGGCAGGTCGATCGGGTAGTTCCATTCGGGCGACCACTGCATGAACCGGGCGAGAATCGCGCGGACAGCGCCACTGGCCGATCGGTTCGTGATCGTCAGCGTGCCGAGCTCGTAGCCGCTCAGCCCGTACGTCATCCGCCACTTCGTCTCACCGCGGATCTGCACACCGGTGACTGTGAGAGTGCCGGCGTCTTCGTCGTAGTCCCAGTCGTCGATCTTCCATGCGCCGACGACGGCGGTGTCGCCCCACCGCAGCGACAGGGACCGGCTGTTCGGGGTGAACAGCCGGTCGATCTCGGCCCGGGTGAGGCCGGTCTCGCCGTCGAGGACCTTGAACGCGAAGGAGCACTCCCCCGTGCCGGAGAGGTTCATGGACCACGACGGTTCCCCCGCAGCCCACGCCCGCCCGAGCTCGTTGCCGGTGATCGACTCGTGAGACCAGAGAGTCCACATCGGCTCGCCTCCGATCAGACGTACGTGTCGGGGATCTTCACTCGCCCGGGGGCAGAGAGCGTGAACGGGGTGCTGCGTCCGGGTGGCGCTGTCCACAGGTCACCGCGCCCGACACCGACCATCTCGACGCCGTTGCGGTAGACGCGGCCGCGGCGCAGGTCGACGGTGTGCGTGCCGCCGGCTGTCGCTCCGGTGACGGTGAACGTGCGCCCTGCGGATGAGATTGCGTAGGCGGCCGGTGCGGCGGGAATCTCGATGACCGGGTAGGCGGGGAAGTTGCCGTAGTGGCCGGCCGCAATGGAGGTTGCTGTCCCGGTCTTGGGGAAGTTGCCGGTCTCGCCGTAGCGGCGAGGGTCAGCGAACACGAGCTGTAGCTGGAAGTCGGCGCGCAGAACGCGGCCTACCCACTCGCCGCGGTCGCTGACCTCCGCTGCTGTCCGCCGGGCCAGAGCCCACCGGGTTGCCCCGCGGTGGTCGATCGTGACGGACTGCCGTTCGCCGGTCGCGCCGACTCCGGTGAGCCGGTCGCACTGTTCCTGCAGGCGTGCCGGGTCAGCGGCGAGGGCGAGCCCGTCGATGGTGACGACGCGGGCGGGAAGGTAGACGGGGAGGTCGTGCTCGCCGTGCTCGACAGCGCGAGCGAGCGCCTCACGACGCCCGGCCGGCAGACCCTCCCACCCTTGGAAGCCGTCCTTCTTGACGAACAGTCCCCACGGCTTGGAGAGGTCATGTGGACGGCCGAGGATCTCTCGACCGTCCACATGAATCTCGAGCAGCTGCTTCATGATCTCTCCTGTCAGCCGCGTGTACGGCTGGCGAGCGAGGCGAGCTTCTGGCCCGCCATCTCCACAGCCACCGCCGGATCCTCACTACCGAAGTTGTTGTTCTGCACGATCGGCGGCGTCGGTGCGCCCGGCTCGCCACCGGAGCCGCCCCTGCGCCGCGCTGTCTCCTCGGCCTCGACCGTCGCCGATGCGGAGGCCATGGCGACCTGTGCCCGCGTCGACGCCGACGCGGCCGCGTCGACGAGCGCGTCACCGAACCCGCCCGCTTCGTCCTTCGCGCCCGCGTTGAATTGCTCCAACGTGGCCGCGCCGGACTCTTTCAGTCGCCGCCACCCGGACCCGGAGAGCGGGCCGCGCTTGGCGGGCGAGTGCGGGAAGAAGTCGGTGATCGTTCCGACGATGTCGCCCACGGCGTCGCCGAGAGAGCCGAGCATGCTGAACAGGCCGTCGATGATGCCCTTGATGATCTGCGCGCCGAGGTCGAGCCAGTCGACCCCTGCGAGCCCGTCCCAGATCGCGGAGATGATCTGCGGGAGCATCGCGATAATCTGCGGGATCGCCTTGACGAGCCCGGTGATGAGCGAGACGACCAGCTGGATGCCGGCCTCGATCAGCTGCGGGAGCATCGTCAGCAGCCCGGTTACGAGCTGCAGCACGAGTTCGATCGCGGCGGTGATCAACTGCGGGAGCGCGTTGATCAGCCCGGTGATCAGGGAGAGCAGCAGTTGAATGCCGGCCTCGATGATCAGTGGCAGGTTCTCGATGATCGCGGTCAGCAGACCGGTGACCAGGTCTAGGGCTGCCTGCAGCAGCATCGGCAGTGCGGTGATGATGCCCTGGATGAGCGCCATCAGCAGCTCGATGCCGCCCTGGATGATCTGCGGCAGTGCGCCGACGATCGCCGTGAGCAGCCCGCCGATGAGGGACAGTGCCGCTTGGATGAGCATCGGCACCGCGGTGATGATGCCCTCGATGAGGGTAGTCACCAGGGTGATCGCGGCGTCGACGATCATCGGCAGGTTCGACACGACGGCGTCGATGAGCCCGGTCACGAGCGCGAGAGCGCCCTCGACCAACAGCGGCACGGCCTGGACGATGCCGGTGATCAGCGATCCGACGATCGACCCTGCTGCGGTGATCAGCTGCGGGATCGCACCGACGATTCCTTCGATGATCCCGGGGACGACGGCGACGACCTGGTCGACGAGCCCGGGAAGAGCGGCGACGATCTGATCGACGATCCCGGTGATCCCGGAAGCGAGGCCCGCGAAGTCTCCACCCGAGAGGGCGAGACCGGCGAGCCCGGCCGCGACGATCCCGAGAGGACCGCCGAGCGCTGCCAGCGGCCCGGTGAGCCCGCCGAGCATCGACCCGACCAGCGGGAGACGCGAGAGCACACCGGCGAGCCCGCCAGCGCCGAGAGCAGCGAACGCGGCTCCCAGCGGGGCGATCACCCCGGTGAGGTTCCCCAGCCCGAAGTCGGCAAGGGTGGCGCCTTCCCCCATCCTGGTGAACAGGTTGGTAACCCAATCCATCGCCGGGCCGACCACGCGCAGCAGCACGTCACCGAACGCCTTGGCTCGTTCTTCGATGGGACCGAGCGCGGACGTCGCGGCGGCGATCAGCGGACCGATCTTGCCGTAGACGCCCTCGAGCGCGTTCGCGCCGATGCGGCCCATCGCGGCGAGGAAGTTCTTCGCCGCCCCGGGGACGGTCTTGCCCATCTCGGCGGCGACCGTGCCGGCGGCCGCTTCGGCGGCCTTCGAGAAGGTCTCGAAGTCGACCTTGCCCTCGGAGGCCATCTTGAAGACCTCGCCCGCGGTGACTCCCATCTGGTCGGCGAGTGCCTGGTAGATCGGGATGCCGCGGTCGGCGAGCTGGCTGATGACGTCGTTCTGGACGCCGTTGGCCTGGGTGGCGGCCTTGTTGAAGATGGACCCCATCTCCTCCATCGAGATCCCCGCCGCGGAGGCGTTGTTCGCGATGTTCTTGAGGTGGGACTGCAGCTGTTGGCCGGGCTTGATGTTCGCCGCGACCGCGGAGGCGGCGACGGTCGCCGCCTCCCCGAGCCCGAAGCTCGTGCCACGGACGGACGCGAGCGCGTCGCCCATGATGTTTTTCACCGAGTCGGCGTCGTTTCCGAGGCCGGTCAGTTTCGCGCGTGCGGTGTCGATCGCGGCGAGGCGACTGAAGCCCTTCGTGAAGGCGACAGCGATGCCCGCAGCGGCAACGGTGACAGTGCCGGTAGCGGCGGACTGGATGCCGTGGCCGAGAGCCTGCCCTGCGGCAGAAGCCGCACGGCCGGCGGCGCCGACCACACTCGTAAACGCGGATGCGGCGGCGGGTCCGAGGCGGGCCAGCCCGGAGCCGAAAGCGGCCGTGAGCTGCCGGGCAGCGGGGCCGCCGATCGCGGCGATCTTCGAGAACGCCCCGCGCACCTGCGTCGTGACCGGACTCAGCCACGTCGCCACCCGGGAGCCGAGCTTCACGAACGGGGACGCCATGAGCGTCGCCTGCGCGGCGAGGTACCCGGTCAGTGGGCTGAACGCGCCGCGCACGGTCGCTCCGACGGTGCCCAGCCATGCCCGGGACGCCGACCAGGCGCCGGCGAGACGCCCGCCGACCTGTGTCGCGAGGGACACGAACGCGCGGGAGGATGCGAGAGCGGCGTTCTTCGCGATCGCGCCGAGGCGGGTCAGCCCCGACACGTCCGAGACCGCGCGCAGCAGACCGCCGATCGATCCGGCGACGCCGGTGAACGCGGACTGCGCGGCCCGCGCGTCGGTCCATCCGGCGCGGAGGTTCTGCAGCATGCCACGCATTGACGACGACGACCGTGCAGCGGACGCCGCGAGCTCGGCGGTCGCGGCGCGGGCGGCGATCTGTGCGGCAGCGAGGCGGAGCGAGGCGGCCGATACGGCGTCCGTCGCGGCGGAGTGCGTCCGCCGCACCGCGGCGAGGCGCTCCTCGGCGGCGATCGCCTGCGAGGAGTTCGCGCCGGACTTGGCGATCGCCTCCTGAAGGCGCACCTCGGCGACGCGGACCCGACCGGCCTCGTCCTGCTGCTTGATGCGAGCCTTCGACAGGGCGGCCGACGCGGAGGCGACCTCGGCGTTCAGCTTGCGCATCGCGTCCGCGCCGAGACCGGCGGCCGAGGAGTTCAGCGCGGACTTCAGGTCACGGCCGAGCGCCCGCCCGGTGGCGGTGCCGGCCTTCTTGAAGCCGCCCTCGAAGGTCTTCGCGCCTGCCGCTCCGGCGGCCTGCGTCTCCTTGGCGACGCGGGACTTGAACCCGGTCATCACCGGGAAGATCGACACGTGACCGGAACCGACCTCGGAGGACATTCGCACCCCCTCGGGTCAGTCGGCGAACACGAGGCCCGCTTCCATGTCGGCCTGTGCCGCGGCGACCTCCGCCGCGTCGGCGGTGGGCGCAGTGCGCCGCGGGTCCGGGAGGACCCAGGGCACGAGCTTCTTCGACGCCTTCGGGCCGAGCTCGGCGATCAGCGACAGCAGCTGACGGGTGGTCGCGGGATACGACCACCCGGCGAGCTTCGCGCCCAGGTGTGTGCCGGGATCGGCGGACGCCTCCTCGAGGAGGTCTCGCGCCTCTCCCCATGTGAGCCCGTCGCCCAGGTCAGAGATTCCTACACCGAACGTCTCGCGCAGCGTGCGCACGACGCTTCCCCGGTGCTCTCGGATGACCCGGGCGACGGCGATCATTCCGGGAAGGCCGCCTGCTGGACGCGCTGCAGCACCCGGAAGTACTTCTCGGCGAGGATCGCGCCCTCGACCATGTCCCGTTTGCCGAAGTCGGCCGAGATCGCTTCTCCGCCGATCTCGGTGAGGATGGCCTTGAACTGGTCGATCGGTGTGGAGTAGTCCGCCTGCAGCTGGTCGATGAAGTCGAAGCTGAGGGTGAGCGGCACCTCGATGATCGTGCCGTCGCCGAGGCGGCCGATGAAGCGCTTCTCGACGATGATGTACTTCACCTCGGGGACGGCCGCCGCGATCGCCTTCTCCTCGGCTTCGTCCGTCCAGTTGTCGAAGTCGTACTCGGGCACGGCCGCAGCGGCGGTCTTGCTCTTGGGTGTTGCCATGATGGTCTCCTTGTCGGGTCATCGGGTGGTGTCGGGTGGGTGTGAGGGTGGCTGGTCGGGATGACCCGACGACATCCCGACCAGCCGGCCTGTCAGGCCGCAGCTCCCGCGGCCCAGCTGTCGCCGTCCCAGTGCGCCTGGGAGGAGTTGCCGAGGACGATGTACTGACCCGTCGTCCATGCGGTCGTCTCGCCGAGCGCGCCGAGGGCCTGCAGCGCGGCGAGCGTCGCCGGTGCGGCTGCTCCCGCGGGGGTGAACGATCCGGGCGTGCCGGCGTTGACGCCGGTGGCCGGGATGGATCCGGGGATCGCGGGACCCCACTGCCAGAACGGTGCACCGTTGAACAGCTCGTCCTCCTGCCAGGTGAACGTCACCGCGATGCCCTCGACCTCGCCGCGGGTCTGCTGGTCGGGCTCGACGGCCGTGACCGATGCGACGCCGACCTGCCGCTTCTCGAGGCCGCCCCGGTAACGGGTGACGACGTAGAGGATGAAGCGGTTGCCGGGCAGCGAGGACGAGACCTCGATCACGCCGTTCTCGTCGGGCTCGGCGCCCTCGGTGAGCGCCATGACGGCGGCGTTCTGCTCGGCGAGGTTGATGACGACGGCGCGGGTGCCCTCACCAGCGAGCGTGTAGCCCTTCTGGAAGAACTCGATCGCGTCGCCGGTCTCACGTGACGGGGCCGGACCGCCGTCGACCTTGTACAGGCCGAGGCGTCGGGCGGCGGCGGGGAGCACGAGCGGGCTCGCGCCGAGAGCGGCCTTGTCGATGACGTTCGCGATCGCGACGGGTGCGAACGCGCCCATACCGGTGATCGGAACGCCAACGGCGTCGAGGTCGTTGCCCTGGGAATCGGCAGTCATGGGTGTTCTCCTTCACATGAAGAAGGCCCCGCATGCGCGGAGCCGGTGGGTGGGAACGGTCACGTCGACTGCCGACGTATCCGCGTATCGGGTGAGTGGCTCACCAGGAGCCTTCGACGACGTACTGCGCGGTCATGTACTGCCGCGCGACGTCGAGTTCTTCGGGGACCGCGTAGGGCCCGTTGCATCCGTCGAAGTCGACCCTCGCGATGGGGCTGCCCGTAGCGAGCGGGAGCTCGTTGTCGAACAGCACGGAGGCGACCCAGCGGGCGAGGTCGACGATCGGGGTCGGGGCGTTCTTCGACCCGCCGAGCACGGTTGCGCCGACGGACCGGTCGAACATCGTCCAGTCCACTCGGGAACCGGGGTCGACACGGATCACGATCAGCGGCCGCGGCATCGGGAGTGCGAGATCCTCAGGTTCGGCTCCGACGACGTCAACGTCGTGACCGTCCGCGGAAGCCGCATCCGCCATGTAGCCCATAAGCCAGGTGACCAGGTCGGGCGGCATCACCCTCATCGCTTCGCCTGTTTCAGTCCGCGGGCCATCGTCCCGGTCTTCGACTCGATGAGCAGCGTCTTCTCGTCCGACCCCACGACGCGCGTCGCCCGGCGATAGCGGGACTCTCGGTGCTCGATGTGGAGGCCCTCGACGTACGCCTCAGTATCCCGGGGTGCGTCGGCCTGCATCCTCGTGAGCGCATTCTCGGCGACGGAATCGACGAGGCGTTCCACCCGTGGCTGTCGAAGCACGGTCTCGAAGAATCCCTCGTTGAATTCGACCGCGGTGTCGCCGCTGCGGGCCATGATCGCCCCTCTCGGTCAGCCGACCGCGCGGGTCAGCGGGATCTCTCGCTCCGGCGTCCACCCGGTGAACGGGTTCGTGTCCGCCGCCGGCGGGATGCCGTCGATGGAGTAGAGCGAGGCGCCGTCCTCACCGTCGCGAATACGGTCGCCCTTCTGCACGTCGAAGGCGCCGTCACAGAACAGCGACTTCGCCTCGACGGCCTGCTGGCGGGTAGCGTCGCCGAGCAGCGACGTGGAGGTCTGCGCGACGAACGCCCCCTCGATGGGCAAGATGTCGGGGTTCGTCCAGTCGCCGCGCACCTCGCGGTTCGTGACCCGGTCGCGGACCATGCCGGCGCGGATCCGGTAGACGGTGTGGCCGTGTGGCATGCGGTTCCGCTCCGGTGCGGAGAGGTTATCAAGCCAGCTCATCAGGGTTCACCCGCGAGGGCGTAGGGGGCGAGCATGGCTTTCTCCGAGGCGAGGAGCGGGAGGCTGAGGGGTGCGCCGTCGGTGCCGAGCGCGTAGCGGACGCCGGCGGGGCCGAGGTTCTGCTGCGCGATGTTGGCTCCGGACGCTGCGGCACGCTTGGTCAGCGTGACGATCAGGGCGGCGATGTCGGGGACGTCTTCGATCGGATGCCCGTGTTCGAGGGTGACCTCGATGGATCCGACGTCGGTCGACCATCCCGAGGGGAGGGCGAGGATGCCGGCGCGGCGCGAGTAGCGCACGCGAGCGGTGACGTCTTCGCCGTCGTTCAGGACGCGGATGACGGCGTGGACCCGGAGGGACGGCAGGAGCAGGCGTGTGCCGCCCCTGCCGTCCAGGGTGAGAGTTTCGGTGATGACGGGCGCGACGTGCCATCCGCATTCGCGACGCACAGCGGCGTTCGCCGCGCGGAGCCAGAACGCGGGGTCGACCTGCGTCTGGGCGGTCACGATTGCGGGGATCGTCATGCCAGTCACCACCTCTCGGTTACTTCGTCGAGTCGGCCTTGCGTCCGCGGCCGCCCTTGGCGGTGTCGGGCTCGCGGACCTTCGTGACCTCGGGCTCGACGACCTTTGTCGCCGTCCCGTCGGAATCGTCCGCACCCGGCGCGACCTCGTCCGGGTTCCCGCCTGTGGGCGCGGTCTCGGCGTTGCGAAGCTCCTCGAGCTCGCGTTCGAAGTCGGCGCGGCGCTTCTCGAGCTCCGCGACCAGCTCGGCCTCGCGCTTCGCGCGAGTCGCGTCGAGCTCGGCCTGCAGCTCCGCACGGGCCTTCTCGGCTTCGGCCTGCGCCCACGCGTCGGTGTCCTGGACGGGCACCTTCGCCTGGACGGCGTTGCCTGCGGTCACGACGTCGACACGGTTCGCGTCCTTCTTCGTGTAGCGGACGTTGTCCTTCACGATGATCTCGCCCATCATGCACCTGCCGTGAGGTCGAGCACTGCCAGCTTCGCCGGCTGACGGAACAGCTGCAGGCCGCGAAGCTCAGCCCGGACGTACACGAGGTTGCGCTGCGCGTAGTCCTTGTGCTGGTTGAACGCGAGGATCGACAGCGCCTCGTAGACGAGGAACTGGAACGCTCGGAAGTCGCCCATGATGGCCTGGCCGACCGGGACCGCGGACGACGTGACCCGGGGCACAGCCCAGAGGTTCGTCGGCCCGGCGGTGAACGGGCCGCCACTGTAGTAGCGACCTTCCAGATCCTTGAGCAGGTCGAGCGCCTCGTCGTCCTCCGGGTTGAGGAGGATGGCCTGCGGAGTCGTGTTCGACGTCTCGCTGAGCAGGGTCTTCGCCTTGCGCACCGTGGTGATGACGTCGGTCGCGAATGCCTGCTGCAGCACACCGGTGGTGTTCAGGATGCCGTTGGGCTCGTCGGCCGCGTCGTCACCGGCGAGGATGACGCGCTCGATCTCGTCGCGAAGGTTCTGCGTCAGGATGCCGTTGACGAGCGACGCGAGAGCGCCGTCGTCGTTGAGCTCCTGCTGCGTCGCCTCGATGCCGTCGGCGTACGTGTGTGCCTTGGCGTCGGCCGTGCGGGTCTGCAGGTCGGAGATCGGCTTGAGGTTCGCGGCCGTGTTGTTGGTGCGAGCCTCGGGCACGATCGCGGCGTTGTTGGTCACCGAGATCAGCTGGCGGTACTGCAGCCAGGGGGCGTCGGTGGTGCCGACCGTGATCAGGTCGAGGAGCGTGTTCGGCTTCCGGTAGGTGACGTCCTCGATGCCCGGCAGGCGGGTCGGGGTTGTGTCGCCGTTGTCGACCGTGTTCAGCGGTGCCTTGATGGCACGCATCGAGGCCTTCTTCGACGCGACTCCGCGGGCCTCGATCTGGATCGGGGTGCCCTTGGCGACGCCCTTCGGGTGACGCTCGCGGAACGCCTTCAGCGCCTCCGAGCCGACGAACGCATCGCCGACCGACTCCGCCGCGGTGCCGCGACCCTTGCGCGCCTCGCGCTCGGTGGCGGGAGCTTCGTCCTCGACCTCGATCGCGGACTTGAGCGCTTCGGCGGCCTCCTCCTGCGCCTTGATCTTGGTCTGGGTGTCCTCGATCTCCGAACGAAGAACGGGGACACGGGCGACGTCCTCCTCGGAGAGATCGGCGCCCTTCTTCGACAGCTCGGCGGCCTCTGCGAGCAGGGCCTTGAGCTTCTCCTTCAGGTTCATGCGTTTGCTCCTTCCGGCCCTGCGGCCAGCGTTGTGAGAGTGAGCAGCGCGGCAGCCTTCTGCTGCGCTGCCAGGAAAGCCGCCGAGGCTTCGGCGTCTTCGTCGGCTTCGCCGGGGTTCGGCTCCGCATCCGTCGGGTCGTCATCGCCGGACGGGGTGTCGGCGGTGGCTTCTTCGTCGGTCGTCGCCGCGATGAGCTCGGCGGCTGACTTCACGTCGATGAGGCGCGTCTCGGGGTTGGCGCCGCGCAGGACGAGGGAGATCTCGACGAGCTCGAAGATCCAGACTTGCCAGACGGTCCGGCCGTCCTTCTCGACGCGCTTGATCCCGTCGGAGGGCTCGAACCCGCCGATCGAGAACTCCTTGATCCGCCGGGACTTGAGCAGCCGGAAGGCCTTCGCCGACGTCGGGTCGTCCATGTCGAACTGCATGGTCACGACCAGGCCCTCGTCGGTTTCCTCGCCCGTGGCTTCTGCCAGGTGCGCGTCCATGACGCCCCACTGGTGATTCCAGAGGATCGGGATCGGGTCGTCGCCGAACTCCTCGAGGGACTTCGCGAACGCTCCCGGCATGATCTCTTCGTCGTATGAGTCGACCACCCCGAATGCGCTCACGAGAGCTGTCACGGTTCCTGCGTCGGCGTCCGCCGCTTTGACTGATACCGCGAGACTCTTGCGAGCCTCACGCATTGCTGGTGCTGCCACCGTCGCCACCTCCTTGCTTGTCGTCGTCTCGCACCGTCACGGGCAGGAGACCGCTGTGCTCGATCGGGTCCAGGCCCACGGCCTCGAGCGCTTTCTCCGGAAGGAACCCCGATCGGATGAGACCGTTGGCCGCGGCGATGAGCTTCACGAGCTCGTCGACGGTGAAGGCTCCGACCTTCGCTGCCTCGATTGCGAGTGGCTGCGCGGTCCCACCGCCGCCGGCGGTCATACCGTCCTGCGGCGACGCCTGGCCGCCGACGAGAACGTTCAGCGGCGTGATCAGCTCGTCCGTGCCGTCGAGCTTCGGGAGGTTCTGCATCCCGCGGCCCTCGGCTCGCGTCATCCAGGGACCGCCCACGGCCGCGGACATGACCTTCGCCTGCTCGAGCAGCGACCCGTTGATCGCGGTCTGCCGGTCGAGCTCGGCGTAGAACTGCTCGCCGGACAGTGCCGGGACGAGCTCGGCGTTGAACGCCTGCTCGAACTCCTCGAAGTGAGGGCCGAGCGCGGGGCCGAACAGCATCTGACGGAATGCGCTGATGTTGGAGAATGTGCCCTCGCGGGCGCCGACGAGTTCGGGCGCGATGTAGAACGCGGACGCGACCTCGGCATCGGTGAGCTTGCGCCCTTCGATGTCCATCGCGTCTTTCGGGAGGACCTTGTTCGACCAGTCCTCCCACTCCATGCCGTCCTCGAAGATCGGCGCGCCGCCGGCCTTGCTGTCGCGGAAGTCTCGAAACGACTGCACCCAGCGGTTGCGTGCTTCGGGTTCCCACTTCGGGGCGTTGGCGGGGCGCTTGATGATGCCGGAGAACTTCGGCCGCTCCTCCCACAGCTTCGACCGCCACTCGACGGCATTGGTCTGCTCGCGCAGGATCGCGTCGAGAGTGGTCAGCGGGGAGATTCCGTCGCCAGACCATGCGTCCCAGCCCGTCCCGACTGCGAGAGGCAACGGGGTGAGGTCGACCGTCCGTCCGCCGGCGTTGTATCCGACGAACTCGATCTCGTCCATCGCGTTCGACTCGATAACAAGAGACCGCGGCGGCACACGGTGGGGAATGCCGGTGTCCGGGTCGAGGACGACCGCCCACCGGTCCGATAGGCACTTGTCGATCGTGAGCCGGTACATAAGCTGGTATCCGGTGCGGAACCGCTGCGGCTGACGTAGGCGGCGCTCGGCCAGGGATGCCGAGGCGCGCCGGCGATCATCGTCCTCGAGACGCTCGAAGACCTTCCACGGCACTGAGGCGACATTGCGGGCGATGAACCCGACGACCTTCCGCACCGAGGGCTGTGTCTTCCACGCCTTCTCGGGTGTGAGCTTCGGTGCGTTGCGTGCGGCACGAAGCGGCATGCCCGGGTCCGGTGTCTCGAACACGGTGCGCGTGGCGCTGACGCCGGTGAGCGGGTCGATCTTTACGAGCTCGTTCGAGACGTTGAAGCTGACCATCAGGCGGTCACCTGCACAGTGAGGACGCTGCGCGCGTAGACGATGACCAGGCCGGGCACCTCGCCGAGGTGGGTCGAGACCTCGACGAGGTGGATGCGCCCGGGCCACGCAAGCCGCGTGCGGCCGGCGAGGACCGATCCGTCGGCGAGTGAGACGGTGACCTTACGTCCAGGCATGAACCACATGAGCGACCTCCTAGACGATGACGAGGTCGTGATCCTCGTATGCTGATGCCTCCGGTTCGGGGGCCTCGGTGGTGAGTAGCGCGTAGAGCGCGACGCTGATGGCGATGACGGGGGCGATGTCGACGGGCGCTTTCTCCCGGTCCCACACCGGGAGCCCGTTGAGCGTCTTCGTCGTCCCGTTCTCCACGGCCATGTCGAGCGCTGGCTGCGAGCGGTGCCGGACGCGGCGATCGCGGACGGCGTCGTGGAGTCGCCCGGCGGTGTTCAGCAGCGGAGTTCCGGAGATCTCATGGACCACGAACCCAGCGCGCTTGAGGGTCTCGACGAGGTCGGACACGGGAGCGCCGCGCCCCTGCAGAGCGACCTCGTTGATGCCCGTCTTCGCGCGGACCTCTTCGAGGTAGTCCTCGACCCACAACATCCCGGCGCGTTGCGCGATCACTTCGACGTGTGCGAGGTCATCTTCGCGAATGCCGGCGACAGCGACATACGACATCTTGCGGTCGCCGGAGACATCGACTCCGAGCACCCTGCGGGTGTCCGCGGGCAGGGACGATCCTTCGTACACGAGCTCGCCCCGTTCGTCGACCTGCGGCGCGTCCGCGCACTCGGCCCACGAGGGAAAGTCGATGTACGGCACGATCTCAGCCGTGACCCACTGCCCGAGCACTTCGATGCGCTCGACATTCTTCTCGCGCGCCTTGGCCGCTGTGCGCATCAGTCCACGGATCGTCATGCCCGGCAGGTATCCGGCGGACGGGTTCGCCTGCGCGAACGCCCTCGGATCGGTGAGCGGAGCATCTTGTTCAGCAGACCACTCCGCGACGAACCACTCAGTCTCGGCGTCGTCGACACCCTCGTGCGCGATGTCGCGCACGTCTTTCAGAACACGCGAGCGGGCGGTGCCAGCGTTCGAGAAGGTGACGAGGAACGAGTCGAACATGGCGTTCGCCGACTTCTCGATCGCCGACCAGCCCTCATAGTCGTACTGCTGGCGCAGCTCGTCGAGGAGCAGGCGGGCAGCGGACTCGCCGCGAGTGCCGTCGAAGGTGCGCGGCTTGTAGGTCGCGCCGCCGTGCGTCTTGAGCTCCACTTCGCCGTTGACCATGCGCGGCGGGAAGGTGAACTCTTGCAGCATCGGCACGCGGTCCGGGGCGATGCCGATCTTCTTGTCGTCGGGCGCACCCCAACGGCGGACCTGTTTCCACGGCTTCATCGCGATGTCGAGCTTCTGCGCTGCGCCGACGACGACGAAGTCGAACTCGCGCAGCTGCTCAGGCCAGCGGCCCGCGTCGACGTAGATCCAGAACGCGGCGAGCACCGCGCCGATCAACGTCTTGCCGTTCTGCCGACCGACGATGACGAGTCCCTTGCGGAACCGCAGCAGCCCGAACGCATCGAGCTCGAACATGTGGATCAGCAGCCATTCCTGCCAGGGGAACAGGGTGACCTTGAGATGGTCGCGGGCGAAGTCGATAATCTCGAATCCGCGGGAGGTCTTCGGCGTCAGCTCTTTGACGAGCGGCTGCGTGTAGATCCGCGGCTCGGTGAATCCGTAGACGATCGTGTCCGCCACGGTCACCTCCACGCGATCAGCCGCGGCCGAGCTTCTTCCTCATCGCTTCGATCTGGTTCGGCGCCTTCGGAGTCGATGCAGCAGCACGGCTCCCGCCCGCGGCTGGGGCGTCGTCCGGGACGAGGCCGAGCATGTCGAGATACTTCCCGAAGCTCGCGATCGAGACGTTGTCGTTCGCAGGCACCTTCGGTCGGCTACCGGTCTCCGCCGCGTCGTCATTCGCCCACTCGACGATCTCGTCCCACGCGTCGATCTTGCGAGCGAGAGCTCGGGCGGCGGCGACGGCCGCGGAGTGACGCGCACGTAGATGCGGGGCATTTCGGATCGATCTCTCGAGCGCCTCGGCGACACTCTCCTCAGTGAAATTCGCCATGCCTGTCACCTCCTATACGCGCGCGACCCCCTATAGGCGAACCCGGGGAGAGAGGAACCGACCGCGCGGGAGGTGTTCCGCGTCGGCGCGATCGGTGAAATCCGACCGCCCCTCCCCTTCCCTCAGATGTGAGCGGAGTCGGGGTGTTCGATCTGTCGGGCGAGGTCCATCAGGGCGACGGCGATCTCGTGACGCAGCACCGGCTCGTCGATCGTGACGCGCACTCCATGCTCGATGGACTCGGCAGACTTCGCGGTCAGTGCCATGTCGGTGTCTCCCTCATGTCCATGCCTGACTCGGTATGCCGAGGCCAGGGCGAGGCGGTCCATTCGAGCGGGCGTTATTGCACCCGTGCGCGGATGGGCGGAAGTTGGCCGGGTCCTCCTGCAACTCGGGATGCGTCGACACCGGGTAGAAGTGATCGAGCTCGAAGCGGTCGTCGTTCGCGTAGTCGTCGTGCGGGGCGTCGTAATCGATGTGATCCTGACCGCACAGCCAGCACGACGCGCGCTCCTCACGGGACTGCTCACGGAACTCGTCACGCAGCTTGATGAAGCGGCGAGTGATCTTTCGCTTCCCCGCCATCACGACTCCGATCACGAGTGCCCGGCCTGCTCAGCCCGCGCGCGAGGTATGTGCGCCACAGCGAAGGCAGGCCGGAAGACTGTGCCCCGCCGCCCATCACCGCTCGAGGTGCGCATCATGCGACCAGCCCGATGCTGCTCGCTCGACGGCTCCCGAACTCATGTCGGGTAGCGTGAGGTCATGGCTAGCGGCGGTCGCTCTGCAGAGGGATGTGAGCGTGTGGCGGCGGGACTCACCCGAGAACGACGAAAGCCCCGCCGGATCGGCGAGGCTTCGGTCAGAGTTCAGGTGCAAGCACAGCTTAACACACCCGATGGAAGAGTTTGAAGAGTTATTGATGCGTCTAATCACTCCGCTGCGGCGACGTAGGCCGGCGCGACGTAGGCCGGCGCGTCGGTCGCGTCATCTAGGTCGAATCCCACATCACCTCGCTTGATGGGTGGCAACAGGATCGGGAAAGCAAACACCTTCGCAGAGACTGAGTGGACAGTCTCGCGGAGGAAGGGAAAGACCGTCATCACGGCCACCTCGTTGCCGAACCCGAAGAGAGTTCGCTTTGTTGGCGGTTCCCCCTCGTAGCTGTAGGTCGCGGCGACGGCCGCGTTCACTGTGCCGACTTCTCCCGTGAGCTCGGCGACCAGGCGGAAGCCGAAGTCCTCGCCATCGCAGCGGTGCTGAATGCGGAGCTCCATCTCGAGTTCGGGCGGGTTTGACGGATCGAACTTGGCGCCCGACAACTTGGCGGAGATCTCGTGATACTCGATCTGTTGTAGCGTCGAGCGGTCCATCAACTCGCGGATGGCTTCGACGACGTCCTCCGAAGGTCGCGTGCTCACGAGGTCGCAACGATCTCAGCAGGAATGCGCACCCGCGCGTCGTGCCATCCGTCGGTCACGCGCGATGGACGACGAACGTCGATGCGGTGAGGCAAGGTCGCGCGTCCCGAAACCCATGTGGCCTCAGTGACCATGCGGACAGAGCGCCCGTTATCGGCCTCAACTCGGTGAAAGACCAGCGCACCAACCGCGTTCGAGTAGCGCTCAAGCGTTGAAAGCTTCAGATCAGCGTCGTATCGCTCGATCTTGTTGACGGCCTGTTGAGTAACACCAAGCAGCTCGGCAACGTCAGCCTGCGTGAGGCCGGCCTCGCGACGGATCCGGACCAAGTTCGCGCGCATCTCGCTGTTCTCCTGAGCAAGGAGCTTGGCGCGTGCGCGGTACGGGCTGATGGATGCGGCGATGCGCCGAAGCGATTGCATCATGAGTTCACCATATCCTTCACAACCTGAAAGTTGTCAATCGTTATTCCACAACGAGTCGCGGCCGTCGTTGTAGCGTTCGGCTGCGTGTTCGATTTGCTGCTGCTGGTGCTCGTCATTCACCTTGATGTGACGATGCAGCGCAACCAGTGCCATCGGAAGCTCCAGCGGCTCCCCGTGGTAGAGGCGCATCTTCTTCGAGAGGGCCTGGTGACGCAGTTCATAGATCTCAGGGTCGTGCCTAATCGGTGCGATCGGCGTCGTCTCATCGCCGGAGTCTTCGAGCTTCCCTTGCTCAGCTCGCTCGAGGAGGTTGTCCATCCGTCCGAGTTCGTGGTCACGCATGGGCGGCGTTAGTGTGCCGAGCCATGCCTCGAGCTCGCTGATCTCAGCGTGGGCATAATCGGTATAGTCGATCCACTGCCACGGCGGGTCTGCAGGTTGACAGCATCGGGAGTCCCACCCGCTTCTCCCGATTGAGTACGCCACGGAAGTGATCGTAGCGGCAACTTCGTCTAATGCGGAGACGCGGGAGTGCTAGGAACTATCCAGGTGCGCCGATAGGGTGGCAGCCACGCTTGCGATCGAAGGAGATCCCGTTGTCGGTGCGGTCAGAATTTTCCGAGGCTTTGGCCTACGAGTGGGCAAGTCTCCAGGAGACCCGCACACATCCCCCGCGGTACCCGGAGTGGGTACAACGCCTCGAAGACAGACTAGAACTCTGGCTTGATGGGGAGGACGGGTTCCGCTACCTCCAGCTCACGGGCTCCGATGACGACGCAGTAAGCGCAGAACGACTGCAGGTTTTCGCTATCACGCAAAGGTTCGCCCTCATGGTGGTTATCTCACGAGTCGACTCTGAGGCGTCATCGGCTACGGACACCGCAGCCGATCGGAGGATCGACTGGCACTTCGTGCCTCGCGAGGCGATCACACAGCTCGACATCTTCCCGAAGAGCATCCCGGGCAAAGAGTGGCTCGCCCTAACGGCGAGCTACGAAGGCCTCCCGGAACCCGTTACGTTCCCACCGGACCTCGATTTGAGGTTGGACGAGCAGTCACGCAAGGCGCTCTTCCTCGAGCTACGTGACGATCTGTTCCCAACGGGGACGATTCGACCCCATTGACGTCCGAGTAGCGTCAGCGCGCATGCGGGATGTCCTGGAGAATGTGGCCATGACTGCGAACTATGAAGAACTGGTATCGACACTCTCCGACGCTGCGGACAGTGCCGCACGGCTACTCTCAGCGACCTCTGGGCACCCAGACATCGGTCTTGGCGCTCAGCATCTACGTGCCGTCGTTGACCGCCTCGCCGACGTGGATGTGGATGTTCCCGAAGAGCCGTCGCCGACAGCAAGCCTTTCGGTGTCCGCCGCCGAAGCCGACCAGGTCCACGGCAATGTGCTCGATCGCATCAGCGGCATTCCGGATGAGCTGGAGCAGCTGGAGCTCGCAGTTGCGCAGGTGACTGACGCGGGCTACCGCGCACCGGCTCCGGACTACCTCGAGTGGTACAACGATGACTCGGCCCCTCAAGACGGTACGAGCCACGATTAGCGGTCATTGATGCCCCGGAACGATCGTTCCGGGGCATCAACGGCTCACTCCGAGTCAAGTGACTTCTTGGGCCTTCCGATCCGCTGACGCATTCGCTTCTCAGTAGCCAAGACCTCATCGCGCTTGAAACGGCCGTAACGCAGCTCCAGTTCACCCGCTTCGACCCAGTTCCGGATGCTTCTCTCGGTTCGCCCCGCGACAGCAGCAGCTTCAGCGAGCGTTAGCCAGACCTTCACGCGGCCTCTCCTCTCTTCTGCGCCGCCACGGCGAGCACGTCGTCCTGCCAGTAGCGGCCCATCTGCGGGGCGAGGAGGTTCTGCGTCACCCATCCCCGAACGGTGCCCGTGGTGCGCTCTACGAGGCGTGCGGACTCCGCGAGAGTCAGCCACCGCGGGTCATGCGGCCGCACCTCGGCCGGGGCAGGCTCGGCGAACACCGATGCCCACAGCCCGCCGTCATCGTTCGAGTTCGCCTCCCACTCGCAGTCCGCCGTCGTGCAGCGGTACCGCGACGGTCGACCGTTCCGGCCGGGCTGGATCCGCACGGCCATCAGGTCGCACACCGGGCATGCAGCCTGCGCCCACCGGGGTGAGTCGTCGAGCGGCCACCTCACGGCAGCATCCGCGACCGTCCACACGTCCGGAGCGTCGCCGTGCACGACCATCACGCCATCGCAGAGCGCGTCCACCTGGTGCGAGTCGTTCGCGAGGGAGTCGAGCTCGTCGAGGATCACGTCGACGGCAAGCTGCACGACATCGTGTGCGGCGTCCGCCATCGCACCAGCCGGAAGGCCGGCACCCGGACGGTCCTCCCCCGCTGCGTGGTTGGCCCACATGTTCAGCGTCGTCGTGATGTCATTCGACGCGTCGATCAGGTCAGCAGCCACGGGCGCCGGGATCTCGATCGAAGAGGACTGCACCCGCACGCGGTCATACGCAGCCGCCTTCGTCGGGTCTGCGATCGAGCGCAGGTGTCCGACGATGTCCGCGGCATCCTCGAGGTGCCGGCGCAGACGCCGGTAGCAATGCTCGCAGATCAGCACGCCGTCGCGGGCGTCGACCTGTGCGCACCCGGGGCACGGGCTGTCGCCCTTGTAGTTCTCGCCGTGACGGTCACAGGTCGCGAAGTGCTCACCGCGAATCGTGCAGCCACGGACGCAGTAGCGATCAGACATACTTGACCCCCTTTACGATGCGCTCGACTGTGCTCCTCCCCGACCTGCGCCCCCTGGCGAATGTGATCGGTTCGCCGGAGAGTGCCTGCACCGCGAGAGTGCGCTGCCACGGCATGAGCTCGATCCCCAGGCTCTTCGCGAAGGCATCCACGCGGTCGGCGTCCGTCTCCTCCGGCGGATCTGTGCACACGCAGTCGACCTCCTCATCGGGGTCCCGCGACACGATGATCGACAGCTTCCCGTGGCAGTACGGGCATGCGTCCTGCGCCTCAGAACGGGGTGTCGTCACCATAGGTCCATCCCCCATCTGCGGGCGGCTCCGAGGTCGCCCACTGCTCTTCCTGCGCCGGGGCGGATGCCGCCGGTCGCTGCTGTCCATCGGTGCGCGCTGCGCGGGTGATCTGTGCCGTCGCGTACCGGAGACTCGGCCCGATCTCATCGACCTCGAGCTCGATCGCCGTGCGCTGGTTGCCCTCGCGGTCCTGGTAGGAGCGCTGACGGAGGCGACCCTGCGCGATGACGCGCATGCCCTTCGTGAGGCTGCCGGCGACGTGCTCGGCGAACTCCCGCCAGCACGATGCCCGGAGGAACAGCGCGTCGCC